ATGGACTCCTTCGCGAAATATACGATTATTGACTGGATAGCATTCATTCAGGTTTTGCTCATCTGGTTTTATATGGCTTACAGGAGTGGACAGTGGATTGTCAGTGTAGCCTGTAGCAATGGATGGCGTTGGTGGAACCGAAAGAATAAAAAAGCGCTGGCCTTGGCTTCGTTTTACGAAGCATTCAATCTTAACAGTCTTCAGCCTGGTTCTGTCGTTGTAGTCACCACTCAAAGCGGCATGACGATACAAATTCACAAGCCAAAGGAGGAAGGTCGTGGCTAACCTGCAACTTGCCGTTAAAGGTGAATACTTCGATGCCATGATTCGCGGAGAGAAAACGGAAGAGTATCGCCTGTGTAATGACTACTGGAATAAGCGAATTATGTTCCGCGAGTATGACCGCCTGATTATCACAAAGGGATATCCGAAGCGCGACGATTCCAGCCGCAGAATTGACGTCCCGTATGACGGATATGAAATCAAGACAATCACACATCCGCACTTCGGAGATAAACCGGTAAAGGTTTACGCGATAAAGGTGAATATTGATGGCTAAATCAGCAGCAGAGCGCAAAGCCGCTCAGAGAGCCAGACAAGCTGCATCCGGTGTACGTAAGCTGGAGATTGTGCTTGATGCTCAGGAAATTGAAATGCTTGAGCGTAACTGTGCCGCGCGTCGCCCCGGGCGTGCGCCTTACGAATTTGGTGAGTATATAGCGTTACTGATCCGCCAGGATGATGCACGCGTGCGCGGGCGTATAAAATCGATCAGTAGAAAACGTTGCGGTAAGTGCGGCGAGAGAGTTCCAGTTAATTCATGTCCGTGTAATGGTGACTCACAATGCTGGGTGACTAAAGGCTGGCATGAAACGAAATTAATAGTGTGACATGTCACGAAGGTGTTATGCCAAAAATACGCTACGACCTTGAAGATATGAGAGATAACTCAGCAAATTTTCCGAAAGAGGTTAAATTTCTCATGCATAAGTATGGTTGCGCCAGGAGGGATATAGTTATCGACAGTCAGCACCCTTGCGGCGAGGATGTAATTTTCATTCGCGGTAAATGGGAAGGGTATCTTGACGAGAGTTTTTACGATGAATTTGATGGACTTTGAATACTGCCGCCAACTATGGCGGCTTTATTTTGCATGTTACTATTACCACAACGGTAACTATTACCACGGTGGTTATGATGCCTGCTGAACCTAAAGCCTATAAACGCAAATCAACGCAATTTAAGCCACTAACAGCAATGCAGGAGGCTTATTGCCAGTCATACATCAAAACGCCTGAAAACCAGACTCAGGCTGCGATTAATGCAGGATTCTCCCCAAATACAGCGGCAGTTAAAGCCAGTGTCATGATGCGCGATGAACGCATTCAGAAACGGATTGCCGAGTTGATGGAGGAGCGCAACAAACGAATGCGCGTCAGTGCTGATTACGTTCTCATGCGCCTGGTGGAGATCGACCAGATGGACGTGATTGATATCCTCAACGACGATGGGAGCCTTAAGCCAATCCGCGAGTGGCCGAAAATCTGGCGCACTACGCTTAGCGGCTTTGATCTGTCATCGACCATCATGAACATGAACGAGGATTCGATAGAGACAATCCTCAAAAAAATTAAATGGCCTGACAAGGTGAAGAACCTCGAACTGATTGGTAAGCACGTCGACGTCAACGCATTCAAAGAACGACTGGATGTTAATGTGAATGTGACAATTGCTGATCGCATAGCGGCAGCCAGGAAGCGACTCAAAGAACGTCAGGATGGTAATCAGTGACAGATGCAGCGTTATCTCCTGAAGAGCAGTTAATCGAAGATATTGCAGGGTTCACTCACGATCCGCTTGGCTATGCCCTCTATGCGTTCCCTTGGGGGGAAGAGGGGACTGAACTGGCACATGCTACCGGTCCACGTCAGTGGCAGGCCGATGCGTTCCGAGAGATACGTGATCACCTGCAGAATCCAGAGACGCGTTATCAGCCGCTTATGCTGGCACGTGCTTCTGGTCACGGTATTGGTAAATCCGCATTCATCTCAATGCTCATCAACTGGGGCATGTCCACTTGCGAGGATTGTAAGGTCGTGGTGACCGCCAACACCGACAACCAGCTACGAACGAAGACCTGGCCGGAAATTATCAAGTGGTCGAACCTTGCTATCACGAAAGACTGGTTTACCTGTACCGCTACCGCGATGTACAGCAATGACCCTGGGCACGACAAGCGGTGGCGGGCTGACGCAATACCCTGGTCTGAGCACAACACTGAGGCATTCGCCGGACTACACAACGAGCGCAAACGCATCATCGTGGTGTTTGATGAAGCGTCGAACATTGCGGATCTGGTGTGGGAAGTTGCCGAGGGTGCGCTTACGGACGAAGACACTGAGATTATTTGGGTGGCGTTCGGAAACCCTACACGTAACACCGGGCGTTTTCGCGAATGTTTCCGCAAATATAAACACCGCTGGAAAACTGCGCAGATTGACAGCCGGACGGTGGAAGGCACTAACAAACAGCAGTTGCAGAAATGGGTTGATGACTACGGGGAAGACAGCGACTTCGTTAAAATCCGTGTGCGTGGCATATTCCCTGATGCATCTGAATTGCAGTTTATCCCTACCGGTCTTACTGACGAGGCAATGAAACGGGTGGTAACCGCTGCGCAGGTTGCACATGCTCCGGTGATAATCGGCGTTGACCCGGCATACTCCGGCGTTGATGACGCTGTGATATACCTGCGGCAGGGGCTACACAGTAAGGTGCTGTGGACTGGCAACAAGACTACCGACGATCTGATTATGGCGAAGCGTATCGCTGACTTTGAAGACCAGTATCAGGCTGACGCGGTGTTCATCGACTTCGGTTACGGAACCGGTTTGAAGTCAATCGGTGACGGCTGGGGTCGTACATGGCAACTTGTTCCGTTCGGTGGCGCGTCTACTGACCCGCAGATGCTCAACAAGCGTGGGGAGATGTTCAATTCATGCAAGACATGGCTGAGGCTGGGCGGCATGCTGGATGACCAGGAAACAGCAGACGACCTGTCGGCGGCAGAGTACAAAGTTCGAGTGGACGGTAAAATCGTTATCGAACCGAAGGAAGATATCAAGGAGCGGCTTGGGCGTTCACCGGGTAAAGGCGATGCGCTACTGCTGACGTTTGCGTTCCCTGTGTCTAAGCGTCTGCGAATTCCCGGGCAGCAGAACCAGCAAGGCAAGGCCATCACAGATTACGATCCCTATGCTTAATCCGCTTGAGGGGATAATGTTGTTGATATCCTCTGATGAGGATAAAACAAAGCCAGCTCATAGGCTGGCTGTTTGTGATATGTCACGGTGTTATTGCTCGCTTAACTTCTGCTTCAGCAAGTAACCTTCAAGCATCCAGATTTTGTTTACAGCATTCTGTCGGGCAATCTTCCGACCAATTTCTGCATCAAAGTTTTCCGGGCTTGCACAGGCGCTCTCTCCGGTGACGGTGAAGCCGTTGCGCAGCACCAGGACGCAGAAAGTGAGAAGGTGCAGAGCATCAGGGGTGGCTTCGACATAAGGCTCTGGATTATAAATAAGGTCATCTTCTTTAGCCTGATGATCCCCCTGCGCAGCAGTAAAAAAATGCTCACTGCAAATGAGACCTTCAATTTTCTCAGGAGTTACACGAGGTGCCGTTTTACCTTTCTCAACGATTTCTTTTTCGATTTGCTGGTCGTTCATAATCTCACCTTAAAAAAATGCCCGGCGAACCGGGCGAACTGGAAGCAATGAGTTATGCCTTCCGTGGCTGTACTGGTTTACAGCATGAAGTCATCGCAATGGCGTCCTGCTGTAAAAAGGGCGGTGATAGTCCTTCAAGGGAAACCATCACCGCCAAGCACCTGGAACTTCTGGCATCACGGTCCTTAGGCGTGATTCTGGCGTGGCATGCAGGATTCGAACCTGCGACCAACCGCTTAGAAGGCGGTTGCTCTGTCCAACTGAGCTAATGCCACAACGCTGAGAGCACTTAGCCTGTTAAGGCGCCACACTTTGTCGCGGCTCCATAAATGCTCTCATCGTTGTACCCTCGTCTCTTCCGAGGCGTCACACCGAATCGCCGGGATGGTGAATCCCCGTGCGCGGAATAAAACCGCTCGACTTGCACATTCCGGCTACCTGGTTCGTTTGCCACAGCCAGGGAGGGTGCCCCTTAAACGCATCCAGACCGCTATCGGCGCATGTGCCATACGCCGTACTGCTCAAAATAAAAGCTCACTCCACCTGTTCAATTTAACGACAAGCCAGTCAGGTTAGTAACCGGAATGAACTCTTTGGTTACCTGAAAGGTAATAATTCGCGCGTTAAATGTCAACTGTCTACGATAAATAAATCATATGTGGTTAAATTGGTAATAATTTAATTGCGTACGGAGTCATTGATATGTGCATGGGTAGCTCACCATCAGTGCCTGCAACACCAGAAGTTCAGGCAGCACCACAGGAGCAGGATGCCGCCGTTGTTGATGCCCGCGACGAAGAAACTCGTCGCCGTCGCGCTGCTGCTGGTCGTAGTTCTACGCTGCTTACCGGTTCTCAGGGCGACACATCAACTGCTAATACCAGCGGTAAAACGCTGCTTGGTCAGTAACCGGAGTCATTGAAATGGCGGAAACAACTAAAGAGCGATTGAACAAACAGTTCGCACAACTTGAAAGCGAGCGTCAGTCGTTCGAGCCGCACTGGCGCGAGTTGAGTGATTACATCAACCCGCGTGGTTCCCGCTTTCTGACTTCTGAGGTCAACCGTAACGATCGACGCAATACACGCATTATTGATTCGACCGGGACTATGGCGGCGCGCACTCTCGCCAGCGGCATGATGTCAGGCATCACAAGCCCCGCGCGTCCGTGGTTTCGCCTGGCTACGCCAGATCCTGAAATGATGGATTATGGCCCTGTTAAGTTGTGGCTTGAGGCGGTGCAGAACCGCATGAACGATATGTTCAATAAGTCGAATCTCTATCAGTCGCTGCCGCAGTTATACGGAAGCCTCGGCACATACAGCACTGGTGCAATGGCAGTGCTGGAGGATGACGAGGACATCATTCGCACAATGCCATTCCCGATAGGCAGTTACTACCTGGCTAACTCACCTCGTGGCAGTGTGGACACCTGTTTTCGCAAGTTCTCTATGACTGTTCGTCAGCTTGTTCAGGAGTTCGGGCTAAATAACGTCAGCGAATCCGTAAAAAGCATGTGGGAAAGCGGCACCTACGAGAAGTGGATTGAAGTGATGCATTCGGTTTACCCGAACATTGACCGCGATACATCGAAGCTGGATAGCAAGAACAAGCCATTCAAATCGGTTTATTACGAGGTTGGTGGCGATAACGACAAGTTGTTGCGTGAGTCCGGATTCGATGAGTTTCCAATTATGGCTCCGCGCTGGGAAGTTAACGGCGAAGATGTTTATGGATCATCATGCCCGGGTATGCTGGCGCTTGGACCTGTTAAGGCATTGCAGCTTCTCCAGAAGCGCAAGTCGCAGTTGATTGATAAAGCCACCAATCCGCCGATGGTTGCTCCGACTTCCCTCAAGAATCAGCGCGCCTCCCTTCTTCCTGGCGACATCACGTATATCGATCAGATTACTGGTCAGGATGGTTTCAGGCCTGCTTATCTGGTTAACCCCAGTACAGCAGATTTGGTGGCAGACATTCAGGACACTCGTCAAATCATTAACAGCGCCTACTTTGTCGATCTGTTCATGATGTTGCAGAACATCAATACCCGCTCGATGCCTGTGGAAGCGGTGATCGAAATGAAAGAAGAAAAACTTCTGATGTTGGGGCCGGTTCTGGAGCGCCTGAACGACGAATGTCTTAATCCTCTCATTGATCGCTCTTTCTCGATGATGGTGCGTAAAAACATGCTGCCGCCACCGCCTGACGCGATGGAAGGCATGCCCCTGAAGGTCGAATACATTTCCGTCATGGCTCAGGCGCAGAAGTCTATCGGCCTGTCCAGTCTGGCGTCCACGGTTAACTTCATTGGTCAACTTGCGCAAGCGAAACCAGAAGCTCTCGACAAACTCAACGTTGATCAGGCGATCGATGCATTCGCTGATATGTCCGGAGTGTCTCCAACCGTCATTGTTCCGCAGGAACAGGTTGAGCAGGCTCGCCAGCAACGGGCACAGCAACAACAGCAGCAACAAATGATGGCGATGGGGATGGCGGCGGCACAGGGTGCCAAGACGCTAAGTGAAGCTAAAACTTCGGATCCGAGTGTTTTGTCAGCTATGGCGAATGCAGTTAGTGGTCAGGGTGGGCAATCACAATGACAGATTACGAAGACGATCAACTGAAAGAAGAAAACGCCCGTAAGCAACGTGACATGGCGCAGCGTGAAATTGATGACATTCGCTTTGTCATGAGCAGTGAACAGGGGCGTCGCGTTGTCTGGTCGGTGCTGGAGAAAGGCCGGGTGTTTTCCGCTATCTCTCCGATGGATGCTATGGCAATGGCATTTAATGAGGGGCAACGCAATCTGGCGCTGGAACTGTTTCAGCGCGTTATGGCGCATTGCCCTGAACAGTATTTGAAGATGGCCAAAGAGGCCAGTGAACAGGAGTGATCATGAATTTATTTGAGCGTTTGCTGTATCGCCGTCTTTGCAATGAGCAACCAGTCGATGGTGGAGCAGCTCCGGCTGCGTCAGAACCGTCAGCGCCTACAGGTGATAACCCTGCTCCAGTTGGTGATCCATCACAACAGGAAGGTGATAAGCCACAACCTGTTGCTGATGTCGATAAACCTGATGATGAAAAAAAATCTGAAAACGATAAGCAGGGTGAAAAAAAAGACGGCGATAAACCAGAGGGTGCGCCGGAGAAGTACGAATTTCAGGCTGCCGAAGGCGTAGAGCTGGATACAGAAGCGTTGAAGGAATTCGAGCCGGTGGCGCGAGAACTTAACCTGACCAACGAGCAAGCGCAAAAGCTGGTTGATGCTTATCCGAAGATTCTGGCAGGTGTTCAGCAGCGCCAGGCAGAAGCCTGGCAGAAAACAACCGAGCAGTGGGCTGCGGATGTAAAAGCTGACAAAGAAATCGGTGGCGACAAGTTGATTTCTAACCTTAGCGCCGCACAGCGTGCGCTTGACCAGTTCGGGACACCTGAACTCAAAGAATATCTGAACACCACCGGGCTGGGTAATCACCCTGATCTGGTCAAAACGTTCGTGAAAATCGGAAAGGCGATGTCTGAAGATGGCATGGTCACCGGTGGTAATGAAGGCCAGCGTAGTGCGGCCGAAGTGCTCTATGGCAAATAAGAGAGGAAATGACAATGGCTGTTAAAGGCTTAACTGCGCTAACGCTGGCTGACTGGGGTAAGCGCGTCGATCCAAACGGGAAAGTCGATAAGATTATCGAGCTTCTCGGTCAAACTAACCCGATCCTTCAGGATATGCCCTTTGTCGAAGGGAACCTTCCTACCGGACACCGAACCACCATTCGTTCTGGTTTACCTTCAGCTACCTGGCGTTTGCTGAACTATGGCGTACAGCCAAGCAAATCAACCACAGTGCAGGTAACCGATTCCGTTGGCATGCTGGAAACCTATGCTGAAGTCGATAAGTCACTGGCTGATCTGAACGGCAATACCGCTGAATTCCGCCTGTCTGAAGACCGCGCATTTATTGAAGCGATGAATCAGCAGATGGCGCAGACGCTGTTTTATGGTGATTCCAGCGTTAACCCTCAGCAGTTTATGGGACTGTCCTCCCGCTATTCCAGCCTGTCTGCGGGTAATGCTCAGAACATCATTGATGCTGGTGGCACGGGTACAGATAACACCTCAATCTGGTTAGTGGTGTGGGGCGAAAACACCGTGCATGGCATCTTCCCGAAAGGGAAGAAGGCTGGCATCCAGATGGAAGATAAAGGCCAGGTGACACTGGAAGATGCTAATGGCGGCAAGTACGAAGGTTATCGCACCCATTACAAATGGGACAACGGACTTGCTCTGCGTGACTGGCGTTATGTTGTTCGCATTGCAAACATCGATGTCAGCAATCTTTCAGAACCATCCTCTGCCGCAAATATTGCCAAGTTGATGGTTAAGGCACTGCATCGCATTCCAAACCGTGGCATGGGCCGCCCGGTGTTCTACATGAACCGCACTGTAGGCCAGGCTCTTGATCTGCAATCTCTGGAGAAAACATCTCTGGCTATCAGCGTAAAAGAGACTGAAGGCGAGTGGTGGACTTCATTCCGTGGTGTACCAATCCGTGAAACTGATGCGCTTCTGGAAACAGAAGCCCGCGTGGTGTAACGCCTGTTATTAACCTGTGGGTCGTAACAGACCCACTAATGGAGAAAGAAGATGATCACCGACAAACTGTTGATGTTCTCCGAAGCTCAGGCGGTTACGAATACCGCGGCTTCTACTGACGTAATCGATCTCGGTCCAATTGACGGAAAACGTCGTGATATCGGCGTGGGTTACCCGCTTGAGTTTTGGGCGCTGGTTAACGCAGCCGCCGCGGCAAGCGGTGATGCAACTGTAAACATCCAGTTGCAGACGAGTGAGAATAACAGCTCATGGACCACTATTTATGATAGTGGCGCACTGGCAAAGACCGCCCTGACAGCAGGTAAACGAGTTGTTTCTGCAAAGGTGCCTGCCGGTGTTCAGCGATATCTGCGTGTTAACTACTCCGTCGCAACTGGCCCACTAACGGCTGGCAAATTCACTGCGGGTATCAGTCTGGATGTTGATGCCAATACGCCGTACCCGATCCGCTCAAAAGTAACTGGTTAAGGTGATATCGATGTCAGGTGAGAAACCAAGATACCGCGTTCTGCGCCTCTCTCATATCCATAACACTCTGTGGCCAGAGGGGGCAGAAATCGAATACGAAGGTGAGCCTGGTAGCGCACTGGAACCTGTTAACGATGCAGCCAGACAGGCAAAAGCAAAAGTTGCAGGAAAGGTGTCTATGGCAGCAACCAGCACCAAAATCATCAACGATGTGTCAGATGATGGTGAACTGGATAAGCTCCGTGAAGAGTACGAATTGCTCTTTAACGAGAAGCCACACCATAACGCCAAAGCCGAAACGCTCCGCGAGAAGATCGCAGATAAGCGTAAAGAACTGGGCGTGTAAGCCTCGCGGATCAGACAAGGGGCTTCGGCCCCTTTATTGCAGGAGTGTATATGGAACTCGTAAACCTCAAAACCGGCACTGACAGCTACCAGGATGAGAGCGGAGAAACCAGAACTCGCGATGAATACCCGTGGGGGCTGTGCATCACGCTGAATAACGACACATTGAATAAGCTGAAGGCGCAACCTAAGGGCGTCGGAACGGAAGTGATGATAACTGCAAAGGCTGTTATTCGAGGCCTGTCTGCCAGAGAAACTGACGATGGCGTTAATCGCAGCGCCGATCTGCAGATCACTGATATGGCGATCGCTCCTGTTTCCGGGGATGTAGAAAAATCAGCGGCTGAAACTCTGTACGGTAACGGAGGTGAGTGATGGCCTCTGTAGTAGAGATCTGTAATCGTGCGCTGTCCAATATTGGCAACAGCCGCAGCATTAACAGCCTGACGGAAGCCAGCAAGGAAGCGGGGGAATGTTCGCTGCACTTTGAGGCCTGCCGTGATGCTGTGCTTTCTGATTTTGACTGGAACTTTGCTACCAAACGCGTGGCGCTTGCAGATACGAGCAATCCACCGCCTGACTGGGAATATGCGTATCAGTACCCGTCCGATTGTCTGCGCATTACTGAAATTATGCTTCCTGGTGTACGCAATCCAACAGCAGCAATGCGCGTTCAGTACGAAGTTGGTGCAGACACCAACGGAACAGGAAAGTTGATCTACACAGACCAGCCGCAGGCATGGCTCAAGTATGTCTCTCGCGTTACAGATGTGAACATGTTTGATGCCATTTTTATGGAGGCGCTGGCCTGGCGTCTTGCGGCAGCTATTAACATGGCGCTTACTGGGAATGCAGACCTCGGTACGTTTGCCCTCAATATGTACAATCGCGTGATTCTTAGTGCTGGCTCGCATAGCCAGAATGAATCACAGGAACCACAGCCACCGGTTGACGAGTTTACCATTGCGAGGTTGTCCTGATGGCTATCAGTTGGATCCAGCCCAGCTTTGCCGGTGGTGAGATTGGACCGTCGTTGTACGGTCGTATCGACATGGCGAAGTACCAGGTGGCATTGCGCAAGTGCGATAACTTTATCGTGCGGCAGTATGGCGGCGTTGAGAATCGACCTGGTACGCGTTTTGTCGGTGCCGCCAAATACCCAAATCGGAAATGCCGCCTGATCCCGTTCCAGTTCTCGACGGTTCAGACTTATGCTCTGGAGTTCGGACACCAGTACATGCGCGTTATCAAAGATGGTGCGTTGGTGCTGAACAGCAGCAATGTTATTTATGAAATTGCCACGCCATATACTGAAGCCGATCTGTTCCGAATTAAATTCACGCAAAGCGCCGACGTGCTTACGCTGGTTCATCCGGCATACCCGCCGAAAGAGTTGCGTCGCTATGCGCATGACAACTGGCAACTGGTTGATGTGGTAACGAAGAACGGGCCATTTGAAGATATCAATATTGACGAGTCAGTGACGGTTTATGCCAGCGCCAGCACCGGGACAATTACGTTAACGGCAAGCGCCTCTATTTTTGGCGCGGAGCAGGTAGGCAAATTGTTCTATCTGGAACAGCCTGCAGTGGATTCAGTGCCGGTATGGGAAACCAGTAAGAGTACGTCGATTGGCGATATTCGCCGTGCAGACAGTAACTACTATCGCGCCGTTACAGCAGGCAAAACAGGTACTTTGCGCCCTTCGCATACAGAAGGCACATCATGGGATGGCTGGGGCGGATCCGGTGATGATGATACTGGCATTGAGTGGGAATATCTGCACAGTGGTTTTGGCATTGCCCGTATCACTGCTGCAAATGGAACTACTGCAACTGCCGAGGTGATTTCCTATATCCCTTCGCAGGTAGTTGGCGAGGATAATGCCAGCTATAAATGGGCTAAATATGCCTGGAACAGTGTTAATGGTTATCCTGGCACTGTTGTTTATTATCAACAACGTCTTTACTTCGCCGCATCGACTGCGTTCCCTCAGACTATCTGGGCCAGCCGTACCGGGGATTATAAGGATTTTGGCAAAAGCAATCCTACGCAGGATGACGACAGAATTATCTACACCTATGCCGGGCGTCAGGTTAATGAGATCCGCCACCTGATTGATGTCGGTTCGCTGGTGGCACTGACTTCCGGAGGTGAGTACGTCATCACCGGCGACCAGAACAAAGTGTTAACCCCATCATCATTTGCATTCAGCTCTCAGGGATCAAATGGCTCGAGCAATGTCCCACCAATTGCCGTGGCGAATATTGCTCTGTTCGTCCAGGAGAAAGGCAGTGTTGTCCGTGATCTGGCCTACTCATTCGATGTTGACGGCTATCAGGGGAACGACCTTACTATCCTTGCCAATCATCTTTTTCAGAAGCACAGCATTGTTGACTGGTGCTTCTCTATTGTCCCTTACTCCAGCGCCTTCTGCATTCGTGATGACGGTAAATTACTGGTGATGACCTATTTGCGTGATCAACAGGTTTTTGCATGGGCACCACAGTCCAGTACCGGAAAATATGAAAGCACATGCAGTATCAGCGAAGGCAATGAAGATGCGGTGTATTTCGTCATTAACCGAACCGTTAACGGGCAAACAGTGAGATACATCGAGCGACTGTCCAGCCGTTTATTTACCAGCGATGAAGATGCTTTCTTTGTTGATTCTGGCCTTAGCTATGATGGAAGAAATACGTCTGACAGAACGATGATCATCACTGGTGGTTCTGGCGAATGGGATTACCGCGCGGAATATACAATCAGTGTTTCTGGTGGTGCGTACTTCACCAGTAGTGATGTCGGCGCGCAACTACAGTTCCCTTATACCGGAACTGATCCTGATACTGGCGATGAGGTGTCAAAAGAATTACGTTGCGACATTATTTCTGTAACCAGCAACACCGCTGTAGTGGTTCGTGCTAACAGGAACGTCCCGCCATCCCTCAGGAATGTGGCCACCACGAACTGGCAGATGGCGCGCCGGACATTTGGAGGCCTGTCTCATCTTGAAGGCCAGACCGTAAACATTCTCTCTGATGCGAACGTGGAACCACAGAAAGTGGTTTCCGGAGGTGCCGTCACGCTGGAATCACCTGGGGCTGTTGTGCACATCGGCCTGCCAATAACTGCTGAATTCGAAACACTGGATATCAACATTAACGGACAGGAAACGCTGCTGGACAAAAAACAGGTGATCCCGTCCGTTACTCTGGTTGTGAATGCCAGTCGCGGCATCTGGGCGACTACGCCCGGCGGTAAATGGTACGAATATCCACAGCGTGAATTCGAGTTCTACGATGATCCTGTTGATGATGCTACCGGAAAAGTAGAAGTGAAACTGGACAGTAACTGGGGCAAAAACGGACGTGTAAGAATCCGTCAGCTTGACCCGTTGCCACTGTCTGTTCTTGCCGTTATTCCTCGCCTTACTGTTGGGGGATTCTGATGATCGATGTTCGAATTATTCCCGCTACCGAAGAGCATCTTCAGATGATTTTGCCGGATGTTCGTCAGGCTGATATTGACGAACTGTATGCGGTATCGCTGATGACTACCGAAGATGCGCTGCGTGTTGGTCTTCGCACTGCGACTATGGCCTGGTCAGGGTTCGCGAACGGAGAACTGGTAACCATGTTTGGTGTATCTCCGGCGTCAATGATCGGTGGCAATGGTACGCCCTGGCTGGTCGGGACCAGCCGTATTGAAAAATATCAGAAGACATTTCTTCGCCACTGCCGCCCTGTATTGCAGCAGATGCTGGCAGTTTATCCGCGCCTGGAAAACTACGTCGACGAGCGAAACCATGTTGCCAAAGCATGGCTGCACTGGCTTGGATTCAGGCTTGAAGAAGCCGCGCCTTATGGTGCTCTTGGTCTTAATTTCCACAGATTTCACATGGAGAGAAAATAATGTGTAACCCAGCCATCGCTTTGGTTGCCGTCACAGTGGCATCCACAGCCGCATCAATGTACAGCCAGAGCAAGCAGGCAAAATACCAGTCAGCCGTAGCTGATCGGAATGCTGAAATTGCTGAAGCTCAGGCACAGGATTCAATCAATCGTGGGAATATTGAAGCGGATCAGCGTCGTCGTGAAATGCGTCAACGCTCAGGCACTGCGGCGGCCACTATGGGGGCTACCGGTGCGGAATTAAGTAGCGGAACAGCTCTTGACGTTTTTGCGGATAATGCTCAGTTCGGCACTCTTGATGCGTTAACGACAGTGAATAACGCTCAGCGTGAGGCATATGGGTATCAGGTTCAGGGAATGAATGCTCAGGCACAGGGGGCTGCTGCTCAGTCGGCTGCTAAATCATCGATGACCAGCACTTTGTTAACGGCACCACTAAAAGCGTACGGTGCATATAAGTTGGGTGGCGGAAGTATCAATCCGATTAGTAAGCAAGGAAACACGCCAATGTTATCTAACTCAGGTTTTATGAATTCTGACTCCCGATTCAAAATAGGAGGTTACTGATGCCTGTTGTTCCTACTACATCCGGACGCCAGGTGCAAAGTCGTGGTGTGCAAACCGGTGGTTTTCAGACCTTCGATGTTCCTCAAGCAGGTCAGGTGCTGGCGAATGTCGCAGATCAGTATGCGGTGGCATATGGTGAAGCCAGGCAGAAAGCGAATGTTGCTATGGCCCAGGAGGCGTTACTGCAATTTAACCAATTTGCAGATGACCAGATTAACAACCCTGAAAATGGGCTGATTTCTAAACAGGGTAAAAACGCTCTTGGTCAGAGTGACGCTGTTATGAAAAATATGCAGGAAAGGGCTCAGGCATTATTAGGCTCAATCCCTGAAAGTGAGGAAAGGAATAAATTATCCTTTCAACTCCAGCAGTCTATGCAGTCTTATTACAATCAGGCACGTCGATATGAAGTTGGGCAGTTTCAGCAATTCCAAGATCAAACGTATTTGTCAGGAAATGCATTGGCTGTCACTCAGTCTGCGGGGCTATATAGCGATAACCAAGCATTTGTCGATTTAGCCAAGCAGCGATTTGAATCTATTGATCAATACGCTGATGCGCATGGGCTTCCTGATGAGTGGCGTGTTCAGCAGAAAACTCAGCTCAAGGAACAAATGGGGCAGCAAGCATGGATAGGAAATATCGCTCAAAAATACAACGAGTTTCTTCAGGTTAATGGAGAGCCAGGGGATCTTGATGGTGTGAGTCGTGCAATATCACATGGTAATTCATTGGATGCTCGTGGTTTACGTAATAATAACCCTGGTAATATTGAAGCGAGCAAATCTAACCCGTGGGAAGGTCAGATCGGTAGCGATGGACGTTTTGCAACGTTTGCTACCCCTGAGCATGGAATCCGCGCGTTGGGTAAAAATATGTTGTCTTACCAGCGTCAAGGCTATGACACCGTTAGCGAGATTGTTAATCGCTATGCTCCGGCTAGTGATGGTAATAATACTGATGCTTATATTAGGGCATTGTGTGGTGAGCTTGGTGTTGGGGAGAATGATCAGCTTGATATCTCTAACCCAAAGACACTAGCTGCTTTATGTGCTGGGATTATTAAACACGAAAATGGCAGTATGCCTTATAGCACCGAACAGCTTGAAACTGGTATCTCGGCAGCCCTTGGTCTAACTAACCTTGATTCACCTAAGCGTTATACGGGCAATGCGGCATTTGATGCTATGAGCCCTCAAATGCAAATACAGGCATTGAGGCAGGCTAATGAGCTGAGAAATCAGTACCGCCAGCAGTATGCGGACCAGCTTAGCACCGTAGTTAAAGATGCATATTCAGCCCTTGATGAAGGATTGAAACCTGAGAAGTTACCTTCTGAGGACGATTTTATCCGGGCCAATGGTCCGCGCATTGGCGCTATGAAGTGGAAGGATATGCAGGCGCAGATACAATATGGAGGTGTCATTGGTGCCGCTAAAGACCTCACTCCAGAAGGACGACAAGACATTCTTGAACGTTTACGTCCACAGGATCCAAATGCTCCTGGATTTGCTGCTAACCAGCAACGCTGGGAGAAAATGCAGGCCAAATTTAAAGAGATGGATAGGGAGTGGGAGATTCAGCAGGGAAGAAACAGGTTCGTGTCTTCAATGCAAAATAACTTCCCGCTGGACCCGAACGACAAAAACAATCAGGCAGCGGTAGACCGTTATTTCGCGCAGGATATCGCGCCTTCGTTTTCCATATCTGATCCGCAGAGCATCAATACACTGGTCACCGTCACAACTAAAAGCGGCATGATACCAACTCAGGTTAAAACAATGCTTAACAGTGGAGCAACATCAAGAGATCCTGCGCTGGTTGTCCCGATGGCAAAATTCTACGGTCAGTTATTCGATAATAATCCGGCGGCAGCGGCAACACTTGATAAAAGTACGATGGCATTTTATGGCAAGGTTTACGATTATTCCCGCGCTGGCGTGCCGGAGGATAAGGCTGTTGATATGGCTTACAGTCAGGTGTTCCAACAGGATGACCGAATGAAACAGATGCTTTCCACTGCCATGCGAGACAAAAAATATGTCGCGGCGAGGGTAACTGCTGCACAAAATAACGCCAGCAGTCTGACTTCCTTTGGTTCGTGGTCTCCGGATATTACCGATCCAGGAAAATCAAATGCGGCCTATCAGCGAGATTACCAGACAATTTACGATGCTAACTTTGTACAGACAGGTGGCGATGCAGAACAGGCTGAGAAAATGACCAATGCCATGATCAGAACCACCTGGGGAGTTTCTACGGTTAATGGCAAAGCAGAGGTTATGAAGTATGCACCTGAGGCATTGTACGGAGTAAATAATGGTGCTGGTAACTGGATACAGGGGCAGTGGGAGCAGGAAAAACGCGAGCTTAAATCAAAATCCTTTGGCGGTCCTCGCAGTGATACGGACTTAATACTTGTTTCTGATGGCCTTACGGCAAGGGATAGGAGTTATGCTGTTATGGTTTTACAGCCTGACGCAAACGGAGCGATAGAACCGAGAAATTATATTGGAGAAAATGGTCTCCCTGTTCGTTTCAAGCCGGATCAGCTGACATCTCCAATGTACAGGCAAACCATTCAGTTCCAGCAACAGCGTGTTGATGAGGCTAGAGTGCGGAGAGAAGGCAATCCGCTGCCGCAGTTCAGCAATAAAGATGGATATACTCCTCCAGATCTGACCAAACCATTCGGTTATGGTTCAGCCAATTACCTTCCGAGCAATATATACGCAGGGGGCAAATAATGCCGATATATGAACAGGATCCTAAAGAGTTGCTTGGCGAGGATATTCAGCAAATAGCAGCACCTGATGACAGTAATTTCTATATGGAAACACCTTCTTTGCTTTCTGCTGTGAACCCATTTACCAGTGATCAACGCGTTCAAAGGTCTAGACAAGCAGCATTTCGTATAGATAACACGCTGGGTAGCTTTATTGCCAGTGCTCCTTTCAGTCAGTTTGACAGGATTGAAGGATATAACCCATTTGATAACGATGCAGCAGATATTAAAGGCTATGAAGATTTTGCAGATTCGTTTATCAACTCCGGTTCGCCTGAAGAAACAATGGCAATTAAACATCGAATCGATCAGCAGAGAGCTGACATGGAATACAATTCAGGCTTGGGATTTGCTGGTACAGTCTCTTCTGTAGCAATGAGATTAGCAGATCCATTCAATGCGATTTCTATGTTTATTCCGTTCGGCGCTGTCGTTCGTGGCGGTCGTATTGCAGAAACAGCCGGACGTTTTGCTTTAGCCAATGCTGCTGGCAGTGTTGCTTCAGAGGCCGCATTGCAGGCCACTCAGGAAGCTCGCTCACCGATGGAGAGCGTATCGAACGTTGTTGTTGATGCTCTCGTTGGTGGGATCCTTGGTGCTGGTGCACAGCTACTTGCTGGACCTAGCGCGCGCGAGGCAGTGGTTAACTCAGTAGGTAATCATTTGCGAGGTATGGATTCTCCTCAAAGCATTGGTGCAGCTCAGGTTTTCAATACCACACTCGATCAGGAACAGCTCGCTGGACTTGGACTTGCTAACAAAACGTTGAGTGTCACTCCTGCTGGCCGCTTGGCGCAATCACCATCTCTTGTCTCCCGTCAGATTAACCAGCAGCTTGCCGAAAATAACTATTTCTTCGCCAAAAATGATGAGGGGTTGGCTACGTTTACGGCAGTCGAGACTAAGATTAAGCAATACGACGCCATGCTTTATAAGCAGATGGAAGCCACTCGTGATGCTTACCAGCAGTACAGCAAATCTGTCAGCGCCCGCGGCGTGAAGAGGATGAGCTTTATTGATTTCAATGAAGCTGTTGGCATGGCTATGCGCCGTGGTGATCAGAGTGATATTCCTGAGGTTTCACAAGCAGCCGCCAGAATCCGCCCCATTTTCGAGACCACAAAAGCCCGTATGCAGGAACTGGGGATCCTTCCTGAGGATATCGATGTCGTGACGGCGAAAAGTTATCTTCCCCGCATTTATAAGTTCGATAAGATACTTTCCGACCGCACTGAATTCAGAGGGCGAATTGCCAACTGGATACAAGGGATTAGTGCCAAAGGTGCTGACAAAGCAGGTCAGCGAATTGAAAGGATAAATTCATTGCTAAAAACTGCAGAGGAATCGGCACCGCGCGCTGATGCTCTCGCTAGTGAAATCGCTGAAGCGGAGAAATGGTCTGGTAAAAAAATTCTACTCATGGAAGAACTGGATAAACGAAATAAGCTTATATCTCAGGAGACTGACACACAGGCGCGTCTTACAAGAATAGAAAAAGAGTTGGCCGAGACTTCATCAGAAAAACTTCAGGCAAGAATGATGAAAGAAAGCTCTGACCTTAAAACACGCCTTGATGATATAGCGCAGGCAAAGAGTGAGCTTCCTGTCTATCAGCGCCATATGGAGTTGCTGGATAATCCACGGAAATATCGTTCTGAGCTTCGCCGACTGCAAAAACGGGCAAATTCAACCACAAGGCTGAATGCAAGCCGCGAGCGAGCACTGAAGCAGATGGAGCCTCTATCCCGAGAGGAAGCAGAGGACGCTGCTGACGAGATCGTGAATAAAATAATAGGCGCACCTTCCGGGCTTGTACCAGCCGATATTATCCCAGAGAGACTCGTTGGTCGGGCTGGTTTCACTAAAAGCCGAACGCTGCTTATTCCTGATGAGCGTATAGAAGATTTTCTTGAATCAGATGTTAACTACATCATGGAAAGTTATCTCCGGCAGGTGGCACCAGAAATTGAGCTGACTGCGCAGTTTGGCCGTAAAGATATGGGGGAGCAAATCCGTCAGGTTAGTGAGGAATATACCCGGCTAATAAAAGAGGCTAAAACACCTAAACGACGTGCAGCTCTTGAGAAGCAACGGGAGGCTGATATTAGGGATATTACGGCTATGCGTGACCGACTGCTTGGTACTTACGGCGCACCTCAAGATCCACGCAGTTTCTTTGTTCGTGCCGGGCGAGTTGCTAGGAATATTAACTTCCTCCGTTTGCTTGGTGGAATGACCGTCTCCGCTGCAACTGATCTGATGCGACCGATGATGCAGCATGGCCTGAGAAAATCTCTCGGACCAATGGTAAGCATGCTTAAAAATATGGACTCAGTGAAAATTGCAACCAGGGATTTGCGAGAAATGGCCGTTGGGCTTGATTATGTCCTGTCTACGCGTACAAAGGCTATAGCGGATCTTACTGACCCCTATAGCCGGAGAAGCGCCGCTGAGCGAGGCCTGAACTGGATGACGCAGAAATTCGGTAACTGGACGCTGATGAATCAGTGGAACAGCGCACTTAAATCATGGTCCGGGATGATAGTGCAGTCGAGGATACTTGACGCGGCTCGCCAGGTTTCTGCTGGTGGCACGCTCGCCAAAAGTGAAATGCGGAAGATGGCACAGGTCGGCATCAATGAAGATGTTCTGCGCCGAATCGGGGAGCAATTCGGGAAGCACGGAGAGGATATGGACGGGCTGTTAACCGGGCATAGTCATCTGTGGGATGACCGTTTCGCTAGAGAGATTTTCCAGTCTGCAGTGCTGAAAGATGTAGACTCAGTGATTGTAACGCCTGGCGTAGGTGATACACCGCTGTTTTTTAGTAAAGAAGGCTGGAAGATGATCACGCAGTTCAAAACGTTTATCTTCGCACAGCATAACAGGGTGTTGGTATCTGGTATCCAGCAGGGCGATGCTTCATTCTATCTTGGTGCGCTTGGCACGATTGCGCTTGGCTCAATGGTCTATATGATGAAACAGAAGTTAAGCGGTCGCGATATCGACTACAGCTGGAATAACCTTGTGAAAGAGGGGATCGACCGGGGCGGAATGCTTGGCTGGCTCTCTGAGCCGCTGAATACCGTTGAGAACATAAGCGGCGGTAGGTTTGGTCTTGGCGCGATGTTTGGTGCGCCTCCGGTATCAAGGTTTCAGAGTCGTAATGCTATTGGTGCTTTACTTGGTCCTACCTTTGATCTTGGCGGTGATGCCGCGACGGTTGCAAATGGTGTACTTAACGGAGAATTTGACAGCCAGCAAACCCACGCTGTCCGTAAAATGCTACCTTTTCAGAATCTGTGGGCGATATCACCATTACTAAATAAAGTTGAAGAGCAGATGAAATAGGATGAAAAAAATAAATTTGTTTTTTGGCATAGTGCTTTCAATAGTCTCTGTAAATCCTACAGCCGCCAGTTCATTGCAATGCAATAAGGATAACTTTGATGCATGCAAAACGTGTGAACAATTATCAAAGGCTATCGACTTAAAAGAACCTAATCGTGGCGATTACTATAGAGGGGCTTTATGGAATGGGCTTTACGCCTCTTATGTAATTAATTGCCCTGTGGTTGCTGAGAAGTTACTGAGCCATGGTGCTATACCATCATATGGCGGATATATGGGGTCTATGGGGGCGGTTCTGACAGGAAAATGGCCTCATAACAATGAATCAATAAATCTTTCATGGGCAGATTTGCTTATAAAACATGGATTTGATGTTAATAGGCATACGGGGAATTATAAATCAGCTACTGAAGTATGGGCTATAGATAAAAAACAGATTGAATATAAGTCAGTTTTTGACAAGTTAATTCAATCCAGCGAAGTAAAACCACTCGATCCTTCAAGAAATTTAGAATGGTGTGCGTCTGAAGGGTATCGCTCAGTTGTCGTTTATTCCCTTAACTCATGTATAGAAAATGCTATAAAACGTTTGGATGATGGTGTTTCTTCAGCGTCTGATATTTCATCAGCAGCCGTAAATTCCTGTACTAGCGATGTAGAAAATTTCAATAAGCATTTGGCATGCAAAGCAGCTGTTAAAGAAAATTCTGATAAAGAGAGAAGCAACGTTTACCAGTTATTAACCAGTGATAGTCAAATGAATAAAAATGTTATTGATATGCTGAAGGAAAGAAATATTGAAACGGTTCTTGAATTTAGAGCTGAAAATCGATCAGCGAAAACTGCACAGTGATCAAACAGGCCGCTTTCGCGGCCTTGTTTTTAACGAATGCCACCGCCACCCGGGCGGGAATCCGCAGACACAAAAAAGCCCGCAGCGCGGGCTTACCAAAACTTGTACCACGGGGATTTATCCTTCAATGGACAATCCTTCCATCGTGTGGCCAACCATTCATATTCTTTAAAATATGTGTTTATGTTTTCTTTTTCTCTAATAGCTTGTATAAGAGGTAGCGCAATCTGATAGTTATTTACAACGGAGCTGTAAAATACTTCCTTAATCATGGTCTCATCATAAGTTTTCCGCTTCACGCTCACAGCCATGCGTTCGTAGAAACCTAGACAGTAAATTATTTCTCTCTTCTCTATCTTTTCTTCATCCGTAAGATCAGCCTGCCCATTGCTTGGATACATATAAGAGCGGAATGATTTGTTCGACTCGTGAATGCGGCGCATAGTAGATAGGCCTTTCTTATAATCTACATCAAACCTGCTTTCACCAAGGAATACTGAAGTGTGTACTTTTCTCGCTGTATTTACATTATAAATAATAGTAGCGATAGCTATGAACAAGCCAAGCGAAACCGCGACTGCACTTACGATTTGAGCCACAGCCATGGCAAATTGCATTTCTTCACTTAACACAAACTGTCTCCAGACATGAAAACGGGGCCTAATGGCCCCGTCATTAAACTATCCGAATGTTAAACGCCTTCGTACTCGTCAAATTTTCTCATGTGGGCTCCTCCTGTATCGGTGCCTAATCGCTATGGATCACCCGTAAGGTAATAGTACTCTATTCACCCCCCGGTCTGCAATCGTACAGAATTATTTAAAGGCACATCCCTGTGCCGCCGCCGTCAGAAGAACCCTGCCTTGTCGTTGATGTACTCCGCGTGCGTCTGGATATCACGCAGGCATTTGCTCACACCGACGATGTAGCAGAACATGGTGGTCAGCTCCGCCGCCGCGCCCGATACGTCGTGCCCGTCTTCCTGTAACTGGTTTAGCAGATTCATAAGCAATGAGTTCTCCGTCAGGCCGAGAACACCAGACGGAGAATGAATCAGGCTGCGGTAGCCGGGCTTCAGCGGGGCACTGTAGGTTTTGTTCTCTATCTTCATTGCCTGCATCACTGCTGATGCTGTGGCGTTGGCTACCTGGTCGGCAACCATCTTTATGCGTTCTTCCTGCGGGAGCGAGTTTTTAATGTAACTTCCGGTGCGGCGGATCTGAGGAAGAACCTCACCTGTAACCCATTCAAGAAATCTGAATGCTCTCGTTCCCTCAGTCATTGCCTCTTTGCAACGCAGAATAAGGATGTAGAGACCTGATTCTGAAACGATGGATAGTTCTTGTATTCCACCAGGGGTCTGTATTGAATACAGCCCCTTTTTGTTCCAGCCTTTTTTATCAAGTTTTCTCGCTTGTGTAACATCAATATTCAAAGCATTGCACACATCTTTGGTGACAAACCAAGGTTCTCCGTCAATCATGAACATACGGATCTGGCAGGATGACTCAAAGGAAAAGATGGAAGGTTTGGTATTCATGGCGATCACCTTTGTAGTTAGGTTAATCACCACCGCTGAGACCAATCAGATGGTGGTGAACTGTGCAGAGTTGGTCTTACCGGCTACAAAGGAACCCGGCGCACCTTTCGGTGCCCCCACACAGCCCACCATAGAATAGGTGCGCTTTACACATAAAAAAACCGCTTATGCGGCATATGTGCCTCTGTAGTAATCCGGGAGACCAATCCCGGCACTGGATTTTGCCAGTGCCCGATTACTATGGCACAAGAGGAGTGCGATGTAAATTTACCGCAAAGGTAATGATAAACGCGAAGAAATATTAAAATCAACCGTATTTGGTTGATTGCGTTTAACGCTTGATCACCTGAAAGCAAGATATTACCTTTAAGGTAATGTTATTGTGAGGAAAGGCAATGGAAGTTTTCTGGGTAGTTGTTGGTGTGGTTGCGGTGATTATTTACGTTATCAACCAGAACAAGACTAAGATCTCTGATCGTACGGTCGTTAATCATAACAAAACGATAAAGACTGAAGATGGGGAGATAACGATTAATCGTACACAGGTGATAGAACACACCTCCACTCAGTTTCAAAAAACGGGAGATAATGCGCCTAATATTTCCGTACCTCCTGCTTATGATAGCGCGGTAATCCAGACATATTATAAACAGCAGGAGTTAGCAAAAGAGAGGCAACTGATTCAGCCAAAGCCGTTTACAGCTGAGCTTCCACCCGGAGTGTCAACGCGTCCGGCATATCATGGAAGATTCCCTGGTGATGACATATCGTCTCAGTCATCTAAAAAAGCACCTCAGGCAGTATCAGAGCCAGCAAGAATACCTTCTGTATCGCCGCCAAAAGAAGAATCAGCTAACAGAGTTTCAAGTGGTAGCAAGCAGTGCTTGCGATGCAGAATAAACCTTCCATATGAAAAATTCAGGAAATCGTCAAAAAATCCAGATGGATTGACTAAGTGGTGTGCAAGGTGTCTCGATGGCCCAAAGAATACACGCCATATGAAGTGGTGCCCAATTTGTAATGTCCGCAGAAAACGAACTAGCTTTTACCCTAATAATCAAAATGCGGACGGCTTAATGGCATGGTGCAAAACGTGCTGGGACGAGCACAAAGCGAAACGATAGGCCGCTAGAGCGGCCTTTTCTTTATGTGGTTTGTTTTCGTAATTGTTCGGCACAATAGTCGAGATGTGTTTGCAGATCCTGCATAGACATCTGTGAGCTGGTGACGTAGTTAATCAGTGCAGTCAGTTCGGCAAGTGGGCCATCGACATTAAATCCATCCTTATCGAGATCCCGGAGTAATTTCATCAAGTGCGATCCCTCCACCAGTGATCTGACGCCTCCCGGCGTGTGAATCCTTTCGGTAAATCCGTCTTCCAGTGGATAGTGATACTGCTGCATCTTATCTTCTCCATGCAATAACTGTATATTTATACAGTATCAAATAATTTGTTTGCTATCCAGCACGTTTTGCAAATTACCCGAAAGGTAATATCTATTCGTATTCACAGTCTTTCTATCCATATGTGGTTTTTCAGGTAATAGAATAACCAGATATGCGGCGCAACGGGTGCTGCGACTATCTGGAGATTTAACATGACGGTCTCAACCGAAGTTGACCACAACGAATACACTGGTAACGGCGTTACGACATCATTTCCGTATACCTTCCGTATTTTCAAAAAATCCGACCTGGTTGTTCAGGTGTCTGACCTTAACGGTAACGTAACAGAACTAGTACTGGATACCGGTTATACGGTAACTGGGGCGGGAACTTATAGTGGCGGTTCTGTGGTTCTTCCGTCGCCGCTTGCTACTGGATGGCGAATTACGATAGATCGTGTGCTTGATGTAGTGCAGGAGACAGACCTTCGCAATCAGGGAAAATTTTTCCCCGAAGTGCATGAAGATGCTTTTGACTACCTGACGATGCTGATCCAGCAATGTTTTGGGTGGTTCAGACGTGCATTGATGAAACCATCTTTGCTTGCAAAATATTACGATGCAAAGCAAAACAAAATTTCTAACCTTGCAGATCCATCACTTGAACAGGACGCTGTAAATAATCGCTCAATGCGTAATTATGTCGATGCTGCAATCGCCGGGGTTGTTGGTGGTTTTGGTTGGTTTATTCAGTATGGTTCTGGGGCTGTGTACCGAACGTTCCAGGATAAAATGCGTGATGCTATTAGCCCCAAAGATTTTGGAGCTGTTGGTGATGGTATAAATGACGATTCCACTGCAATAAGCGCGTGCCTTGAAGCCTCATCTCCAGGTTATAAAATTGACGGATTAGGGCTTACTTTTAAAGTATCAACTCTTCCGGATGTCAGCCGATTTAAAAATGCTCGTTTTTTATTTGAGAGAATACCGGGTCAGCCTCTTTTTTATGCTTCTGAAGATTTTATCCAGGGAGAGTTATTTAAAATTACAGATACACCGTGGTACAACGCCTGGACGCAGGATAAAACGTTTGTATATGACAATGTCATCTATGCGCCTTTTATGGCTGGAGACCGCCATGGTGTAAATAACCTCCATGTTGCATGGGTTCGCTCAGGAGATGACGGGAAGACCTGGACAACGCCGGAATGGCTTACAGATTTACATGAAAACTATCCCACAGTTAACTATCACTGCATGAGTATGGGGGTTGTCAGAAATCGCCTTTTTGCTGTAATTGAGACGCGGACCGTGAGCGGAAATAAACTGCAGGTTGCAGAGTTGTGGGATCGCCCAATGAGTCGCAGCCTTCGCGTTTATGGTGGTATAACGAAAGCAGCAAATCAGCAAGTCGCTTATATTCGCATTACTGATCACGGATTATTTGCTGGTGATTTTGTCAACTTCTCAAACTCTGGTGTTACAGGTGTTACCGGGAATATGACGGTGACTACTGTTATTGATAAAAATACTTTTACAGTTACGACGCAAAATACCCAGGATGTGGATCAGAATAACGAGGGTAGATACTGGAGTTTTGGTACATCATTTCACTCGTCACCATGGAGAAAAACCAGTCTTGGAACTATTCCTTCTTTTGTTGACGGAAGCACTCCTGTTACTGAGATTCACAGTTTTGCGACGATTAGCGATAACAGTTTTGCTGTTGGCTACCATAATGGTGATATTGGTCCACGCGAGCTTGGGATACTCTATTTCTCTGATGCTTTCGGTTCTCCTGGTAGCTTTGTTCGCAGACGCATACCTGCAGAATATGAGGCGAATGCATCTGAGCCATGTGTAAAATATTATGATGGCATTCTGTATCTGACGACCAGGGGGACATTAAGTACTCAACCCGGTAGTTCATTGCACAGAAGCTCTGATTTAGGTACATCATGGAATTCTCTTCGCTTCCCAAATAATGTTCATCACTCAAACCTTCCTTTTGCCAAAGTTGGCGATGAGCTGATTATTTTTGGCAGTGAGCGCGCATTTGGTGAGTGGGAAGGAGGAGAACCTGATAACCGTTATGCAGGAAACTATCCAAGAACATTTATGACCAGAGTTAACGTCAATGAGTGGAGTCTGGATAATGTAGAGTGGGTTAATGTTACTGATCAGATTTATCAGGGCGGAATAGTTAACTCTGCGGTTGGTGTTGGTTCAGTTTGTATCAAAGACAACTGGCTGTACTACATTTTCGGTGGGGAAGACTTTCTAAACCCATGGAGCATAGGGGATAACAACAGAAAATATCCTTATGTTCACGATGGTCACCCGGCTGATTTGTATTGTTTCAGGGTGAAAATTAAACAGGAAGAATTTGTTTCAAGGGATTTTGTCTACGGAGCCACTCCTAACAGAACGCTTCCTACTTTTATGTCGACGTCAGGCGTGAGGACGGTTCCTGTACCCGTTGATTTCACAGATGATGTTGCCGTCCAGTCACTGACTGTCCATGCAGGTACATCAGGACAAGTTCGCGCGGAAGTCAAACTTGAGGGTAATTACGCCATTATTGCGAAGAAAGTACCGTCTGATGATGTTACCGCTCAGAGATTAATCGTTAGCGGCGGTGAAACAACGTCTTCAGCAGATGGTGCAATGATAACGTTGCATGGTTCCAGAAGCAGTACTCCACGTCGCGCGGTATATAACGCACTCGAACATCTTTTTGAGAACGGAGATGTTAAACCTTATCTTGATAATGTAAATGCTCTTGGTGGTCCGGGAAACAGGTTCTCGACAGTTTATCTTGGCTCCAATCCTGTGGTTACCAGTGACGGAACATTAAAGACAGAGCCGGTCTCTCCTGACGAAGCATTGCTGGATGCCTGGGGTGACGTCAGGTATATCGCTTATAAATGGCTGAACGCTGTCGCTATAAAGGGAGAAGAAGGGGCGAGGATACATCATGGTGTAATCGCGCAGCAACTTCGTGATGTTCTTATTTCTCACGGACTCATGGAAGAAGAAAGCACAACATGCCGCTATGCCTTTCTTTGCTATGACGATTATCCCGCAGTATATGATGACGTCATTACTGGCCAAAGGGAAATTCCGCTGACTGATAATGACGGGAGCATCATTGTTGATGAGGATGATAATCCAGTGATGGTAATGGAAGACATCATTGAGCGCGTTGAAATAACGCCAGCAGGATCTAGATGGGGGGTCAGACCTGATCTCTTATTCTATATCGAGGCAGCATGGCAGCGCAGAGAAATGGATAAGATAAAAGAGCGGATTCAGTCTCTGGAAGAACGTTAAAAAAAAGCCCGCAATATTTTGCGGGTATCAAAAACGGAGTTGGTGAAAAGTTATCTTTGAATTCTATCATGAATCAGTACGTATTTTAAATACATGTTCAGGTTTATTACACCATAGCATTATTAAATACAAAATTAAGTCTATGGTTCCTGTACAACTGCCCCCACTCTGCTGGCTCGTTCTGTAAAATCATTAGTACTTTTATTGAGATATATGATATGGAACAATAATGATTCATATATGGTTTACTATGCGGGTTTAGTCATCAATAATTGACTGGCTTATAGATAGTAAACAGGAGAAAGTATGTCTGCTCAAGTAACAAGTGAGCAATTAAATCAGTTGCTTAGTTTTGGTTCTCTTGCTGCGGTTATTGCAGGTGTCCCTCCGGAGGTTGCTTTAGGGGCTTTGGCTGGGGCGGTGATTTTTGTTACCTCTGCAGTAGAGTACCCCATCCGTCGCCGGGTGCTCCTGTCGATGCTCAGCTTTCTTTGCGGCCTTCTCTTTTACAAACCAGCAGCATCAATTCTTATCGGCATAGCTAGCCTGATCCCTACCATCACGCAGGACTCTTTTGAAAAAGGGATTGTTTTCTCTGCAGGCGCATTCGTGTCAGCAATTGTCGCTGTGCGTATTGGTATATGGCTCTATCACCGTTCCGATAATCCACGCGAGTTAATTCCGGGGAGAAAAGACGATGGTAACGCATGAGTTTTTTTTGCTTATCACCAATGCAGTTATTTGCACTGGCATAGCAATTCGCGTTGTCACATTCCGGCGTAACGGCTCTCAACACCGAAGGTGGGGAGGATGGCTTGCTTATTTCCTGATTGTTGCTGCGGCCAGTATTCCTGTTCGAGTCGCCTATGCAATCTGGTTACGTACGCCAATGGCTGTGGATTTATCCGAGGTCATTATCAACGCTGTCATGCTTGCTGCGGTTATTAAAACGCGCGGTAACGTCGTTCAAATTTTCAAAGTATCGAGGTCTAAACATGGAGATTAAACAATTCCAGCGAGCTGCTGGTATCAGCGAGGCACTGGCCGCACGCTGGTTCTCGCATATAACTTCTGCGATGAAAGAGTTTGGTATCAGCAAACCAGAAGATCAGGCTATGTTTATTGCTCAGGTCGGGCATGAGTCTGGAGGCTTCACCCGGTTGCAGGAGAATTTCAACTACAGCGTCAGCGGACTGGCTAACTTTGTTCGGGCTGGGCGTCTCACTCAGGGACAGGCCAACGCATTGGGGCGACGCGCAGGCGAACCACCATTGCCACCTGAGCGCCAGAGAGCGATTGCCAATCTGGTGTACAGCAAACGCATGGGGAACAATGCCCCTGGTGATGGCTGGAATTACCGAGGGCGCGGACTTATCCAGATTACCGGTTTGAATAACTATCGTGATTGCGGAAACGGTCTGAAGGTTGACCTGCTGGAGAATCCTGAACTGCTGGCGCAGGACGAATATGCGGCTCGTAGCGCGGCGTGGTTCTTCGCCAGCAAAGGCTGCATGAAGTATACCGGAGATATTGCACGTGTAACTCTGCTTATCAATGGTGGCCGGAACGGCATTGATGACCGGCGCGCGCGATACATCACTGCCAGTAAGGTGCTGGCGGTATGATCTGGGCATTCGCAAAAGCATACTGGAAACAGTTGGTTATCATGGCGATGCTTGCTGTTCTGGTCATATCAGGAGTTGTAGCCTGGAATGCACACGGCAGTCGCCAGTACGATGCCGGGTATGCGCAGGCGGAAGAAGACCGCAAAGCCGAAGAAGAAAAAGTTCGTCAGTACTACGAACAGGAGAAAGCGACCAATGAACGTGAAGCGCAGCAGAGGATCGATCAGGCGCGCAGCGATGCTCTTGATGCTGCCGCTCGCGCTGGTAGGTTGCAGCAACAGCTCGTTGCCATCCGTGAGCAGCTCAGGCAGTATAACGCCATTGTCGGCGCTGGGTCGTCAGCCGCAGACACCGGAGTTTTGCTTGCCGACGTGCTCAGCAAATCTCTCGAGAGAAACAGACAACTGGCAGAGTATGCTGACCGGGCAGCCGAAGCCGGAAGAGTCTGCGAAAAACAGTACGACACCCTGACCAGATAGCATGGTATTTTTCATGGCACTGATTTCCGGTGACGGTATATAAAACGGTACGGGAAAAGTTGAACTTTGGAAAAATGTTATCACTCAATTGGTTATGATTGTCGTAAATAATTGAGTGGGAATGATTTGACCCTGCACTATGAATGAACAAAACCCTCTGTTACTACAGAGGGTTTTTTATCCTAAAGAATTATAGGTTTGAAGTTACTAACATCGTTTAGTTAAACCAGCTATCTGATTTATTCTCTTCTGCTTTACCCACGCTTTTCATCAGATCGCGACCGCCTTCAGTCATATTTCTGTTTGCGTCAGCTTCAGATTGCACCACATCGGTTTGCGCAGCTTTGTGCTTCAGTTCCTGATCGATAAATTCGTTTTCGCGCTTAACGCGGGCTTCTTCTTTCGCCAGCGCCAGTTTTTGTTTCTGAATCTCTAAGCTACGTAGCTCATCTTCATAACTTTGATCGCGTTTTTTGTCCGCAGTGGCTTCGGCGTCCAGTTTATCCTGACGAGCTTTCTTATTCGCTGCTGCCGTTGCCGCTCTTTTATTAGCCGCGGCCTGGGCGTTTGCGCGACGTTGCTTCTCTTGCTGGATTTCCCTGTTGCGCTCCGCGACCCATTCGTCATGCTGCCTTTGCTCTTCATTTTTACCTTGCTGTTCCGCTTCTGCGACAGCCGAGAGTTGATCCTGCAATGATGAGGCGATAGCCGGATAGCTTAAGGAGGCTAAGATGGCGCAAAGAAAAACTTTCTTCATGACTCCTCCTGATTATTAGCTCTTTTCAGGACATTTGGTATTTGGCTGAATACGCGTTTCGTTATACGTCGTGGTAATAACAACGGCTAAACCTGTCGTAAACTGGCACTCTTTACCCACCTGGGTGGAGGTATACACTTTGGTGCCTTCCTTATATGTTAAAGAAACACCTTCCACTAAGGTTTTATCATTCACCATAGAACCCGCTGCCGCGCCTACAGCTCCGCCGCCAACTGCACCTGCCGTCGTTCCGGAATTGCTGCCAGACCCGACGTTGTGGCCGATAACACCGCCAGCGACAGCGCCAATAAGCGCGCCGAAGGCTTGTGCGTTCCGTTTATTTTGGGCGTTGTCTACGGCAACTTTTGCGGGAAGAATGGAAATAATATTAACGGTTTTAGTTTCTTGTTTGGTATTCAGTTGATCGGTTTGATAAACATCGGCGGCATGATCATCAGCATTTGACTGGCATCCTGCCAGAGTGAATGACGCTAACATTGCCACGGGCAGAAGACATTTTTTAAATTTCAT